AAAGAGTTAGTTGATAATTTAAACAGCAAGATGTCTGATAGATTAGATGACTACTCTGATAATTTAGTAGGTAAAGTATCTGCAGAATTAGCGTTTGATGATGACATTATAAAAATTGCCCAAGAAGGTGTAGGTAAATTTATAGGTACATATCAAGCCTATACAGATGACCGAAACAGTATGGGCAACAAAAAAATAGACAACGACAAATACAACTATGGACTACAAATAGTTTCTGGTTGGTTTGTCCGTCAGTTTGAAAACGAATATAATCCTTTACACATACACACAGGCTCTCGTTTATCGTGTGTAGGATATTTAAAACTACCAGAGGGAATAGAAGAAGAGTGGGAAAAGGACTACAAAGATCATCATCCTGCTAACGGACATATTCAGTTTGCCAGCGGCACTCCTGCAGGATATAGCTGCACTAACTTTGTCGTAAAACCACAAGTAGGTGACTTTTACGTATTCCCTTCACAACTATTTCATTGCGTGTATCCTTTTTACACGAAAGGTGAAAGAAGGTCTTTCAGTATGAATATGAATTTTATTGAGATACCTAAAGAAAAAAGTGTTGACAAGTAGTTATTTTTTCGTATAACTATATACAACTGGGATGTAAGCAGGATAGCTACTTGCTTGCATCACACTCAGCAAACAACAAAGTCTTACGGATTACCTGATTAGCAAGGCCCGTTGAACAGTAGGACGGCCATCTTACTGGAATACGCACCCAAGCGAAACAGCCTCTGAATAAGTTTTGTAAGTTTGCATCTGTAAGATGCTAGATAGGAGATTTAACAATGGCATTTGCTACTGCTAGTGGTTATGGTAATCTTCCTAACGGTAATTTTTCTCCCGTAATTTACAGCAAACAGGTGCAGCTTGCGTTCCGCAAGTCGGCTGTTGCTGAAGCAATCACCAATAATGATTACTTTGGTGAAATTGCTGCTATGGGTGATTCCGTTAAGATTATCAAGGAACCCGAAATTACTGTTAAGGCTTACGCCCGTGGTACAACCATCACGCCGCAAGACCTTGACGACGAAGACTTTAACCTGACAATTGACAAAGCTAACTACTTTGCATTTAAGGTTGATGACATTGAAGAGGCACACAGCCACGTAAACTTCCAGCAACTGGCAAGTGACCGTGCTGCGTATCGCCTCGCTGACCAGTTTGACCAAGACGTTCTTGGTTACATGGCTGGTTTCAAGCAGTCTGCCCTTCACGGCACTGCTGACACAGCTAACACCACAGTAAACGGCTCAAAGGCTATCACAACTGCAGGAACTAACGAACTGCTGGCTGAGATGCAGGTTGACGCTAATGACTTTGGTGGTTCTGCTAACAATGGTATTGGCATTCAGCCACGTCTGCCGGGTGCTTCTGCAGTACCGGGTTCAGGCAACGCTAACCCAACCATGATTATTGCTCGTATGGCTCGTAAGCTAGACCAGCAAAATGTTGACAGCCAAGGTCGTTGGCTTGTAATCAACCCAGTATTCATGGAAGTCCTGAAGGATGAAGACTCAAAACTTCTGAACTCTGACTTTGGTGAAAATGGTGGATTGCGTAACGGACTTGTTGTAAATAATCTGCACGGCTTCCAAGTGTATGTTTCTAACAACCTTCCTGAAATTGGAACAGGTTCTGCTACCACAGGTGGCACGAACTCTTCTAACTTCGGTGTGATTGTTGGTGGACATTCATCTGCTGTAGCTACTGCAGAGCAAATCAACAAGACCGAAACATATCGTGACCCTGACAGCTTCGCTGACATTGTTCGTGGTATGCATCTGTATGGCCGCAAGATTCTCCGTCCAGAGGCTCTTGTGAATGCCCGTTTCTGTTTGGTATAGGGAGGATTGAATTATGGCTCTTGGTGATAATACTACTTCCGTAGCACGTGGAAATGACGCACGTGGTCGTAAACCATACATGCTTTCTGCAGAGTTGAACTTTGCGACAGCAGTAACGGATAAGGGTACTGCCCTTGCCGCTAACGATGTAATTCCCGGTTTGACCATTCCTGCTAATACCCTCATTATGTGTGCGGGTCTTGAAGTAACTGCTGCTCATGCAGGAACTTCTACCGACACAGATTTTGACTTTGGTATTACAGGTGGTGACTTGGATAACTTTGTAGACGGTTTTGACTTCGATGGTGCATCTGTAGGTGACTATGCATTCAAGGCAGGACAAACTCCTGTTTTGATTGGTGGCACTTCTGATACCATTGACATCGAAATCCAAGCAATGACAGGTACAACAACGGGCGGTAAAGTTCGTATGTTTGCTGTCTGCATGGATGTGGATGACCCCGGTGACATGACTGCTCAAGAAGTAGATCGCGACACACTCGCATAAAATAACGTGATGGGGCAGGGCAACTTGCCCCTTCACTTTCATTTAAGGATTTATGATGGCTGAAACATTTCTCTCATTGACAAACAAAGTTCTGGCTAAACTAAATGAGGTAGAGTTAACTTCGGCTAACTTTACTGCATCTCGTGGTATTCAAACACAAGCTAAGAACGCTGTTAATGAAGCAGTTCGGTACATTAATCAACGTGAATTTAATTATCCATTTAATCATTCTACAAATACAGAAACATTAGTGCCGGGAACTGTACGATACAGTATCCCTACTACAGCTAAGACAATAGACTATAATACATTTAGAATAGTAAAGGATAGTGATATTGCTACTATAGGTGGCAGACTACGCAAGCTGGACTACAATCAATATCTTAATTCTTACATTACACAAGAAGATGAGATTACAACCACTACACTTAGTCAATCACATACTGACTCTGTGACAACACTTACAGTTACAAGCACTACAGGTTTTGATGCAACAGGTAAAGTATATGTTGGTGGTGAGATTATTACATATACTGCTATAGGCTCCTCAACTACATTTACAGGATGTACTCGTGGTGCAGAAGGTACAACGGCTGCATCACATGCAAGTGGCGTACAAGTCGCACAGTTTGAAGAGGGTAGCGAACCTATTTATGTGGTTAGAACATTAGATAATAACTATCTTTTATATCCTTTTCCTGATAAACAATATGTAGTTAAATACGACTTTTTTACATTTCCTACTGATATGGCTGCGCACGATAGCACAACAACAATACCCGATAGGTTCTCGCCTGTTATTGTAGATGGTGCTACAGCTTATGTGTATCAGTATCGTGGAGAGTCACAGCAGTACGGCATTAACTTTGCTAGGTTTGAACAAGGAATAAAAAATATGCAAACGCTGCTTATTAATAAGTTTGAATATGTACGTTCGACCTACATACCTTATGCGGGTAATTCCAGAGGTTCTAGCAACGTAAGGGCTGAATAATGGCTGAGACAGGAACTTTGCCCTTTGTCTGCGAAGGTGGATTGGTAGCTAACCGTTCTACCTTTATCATGCAGCCGGGTCAGGCACTACAGCTAGAAAACTTTGAGCCAGACATTGAGGGTGGCTACAAGCGCATCCTTGGCTTTCAAAGGCATGTTCGTCAGGTAGTACCATATACTACTTCTAATAGTGAAGAAGTGTTAATGGTCACTACCTTTGCTAACAAAGTAGTAGCAGCACGTGGTACAAAAATATGGAGTAGTGCTTCTACAAAACTAGGCACAGATAGTGCAAATGCTATAGCGGCTGATACAGCCATGACAGGTTCAGGCACTATTACTGTAGAGTCCACTACAGGTTTTAGTTCTAGTGGCACATTGCAAATTAATGATGAGCAGTTTACATACACAGGTGTTACCTCTACAACATTTACAGGTGTAACACGGGCGGTTAGTAGCACAACTGCTGCAGCCCATGCACAAAGTGGTGACACTAATATTACGCCTGTATCAGAGTCATGGACATCAAGAGACACAGGTCGTACTGGTGCAACCAAGTATTCTTTTGAACGCTTTAACTTTGATGGCAACGATAAACTTATTGTTGTAGATGGCGCAAATGACCCGACAGTATTTAGTACCGCACTGGCAGCAACAGACGTTACAGAGTCCTCTGTAGAGGGTGCAAGTCTAGTAGCAGCATACAGAGAACACATGTTCTACGCTGGTATGTCAAGCACTCCACAAGAGGTAGTATTTAGTCAGCCATTTGACGAAGATGCATTTAGTAGTGGCAGCGGTGCTGGTAGTATAAAAGTTGACGATACTATTGTTGGCCTTAAAGTTTTCCGTGAAAATTTATTTATCTTTTGCGAAAACAGGATATTTAAACTAACAGGTAGTTCTTCTAGCGACTTTGCAGTAGCCCCTGTTACTCGTGACATCGGATGTATCAATGGCAAGACTATTCAAGAATTTGCTGGTGACCTTATCTTTCTTGGCCCTGATGGGCTGCGTACCGTTGCAGGTACAGCAAGAATTGGTGACGTGGAGTTGGGAACTATAAGTGCCAACGTGCAGTCTATATTTGATGAGAACATAATCAATGCCGCTGCTTTTGAGTCTGTAGTTATACCTAATAAAACACAATACAGACTATTCTTTTCTAAGCAGGGCGGTGCTGAAAGTAAAACAGAAGGTATTATCTGCGTACTTAAAAATCAGGCAAGTGGACAAGCGGGTTACGAGTTTTCTACTATTAAGGGTATGAAACCTGCAGCATCAGATACCTTTATTAAGACAGGCGATGTTCTTGTACTACACGGTGGATTTGACGGGTTTATCTATCGACAGGAACAGGGTACTACATTTGATGGTAATGCTGTTAATGGAAGATACAGAAGCCCTGACTTAACTATGAATGACCCCGGCATACGTAAACACATGCAACGGGTTATTGTAAACTTTAAACCTGAATCAACAATTGATGCCGACTTGTTTGTGCGTTATGACTATGAAGCAGCAGGTTCATCCAGACCAGCAGCATATGCCCTAGACTCTACAAACATTGCTGGTATTTATGGAACATCAACTTATGGTACGCCTACATACGGTGGACCGTCACAGCCTCTAGTAAGACAGCCAGTAGAAGGGTCTGGGTTTGCTGTGGCACTACGAGTAAACGACGGTGGTGCTACTGCCCCATACTCACTCAAGGGTTTTCAATTAGAGTATCAGTTAGGAGAAAGACGCTAAATGGGTGCTACATATAC